GATGCTGTCTATGCCGCAGCAATGTCTCGCCCGTTCCAGGGTGTGCTGCTGCGCGAGGTGTGGAAGGAACTGGACGCCAATAAGATGCGCAAAGTCCGCCAGGCCATCGCATCGGGATTCGTGGAAGGCAAGACGACAGACCAGATCATCCGAGAGCTGCGCGGGACCAAGGCGCGGGGCTACGCAGATGGCCTGCTGGAGGCGAGCCGCAGGGATGCGGAGGCGGTGACCCGCACCGCACTGGGCCACATGGCTCGGTTTGCGCAGGACAAGACAGTCGAGGCGAACACGGACCTGATCAAGGCGCTAGTGTGGTCATCGACCATTGACCTCAGAACAAGCCCGCCCTGTCGGGCTCGTGATGGGAAACAATACACGACGGCGCACAAGCCCATCGGGCACGCACTACCGTGGCTGGGTGGCCCAGGGGCGTTGCACTGGCGGTGCCGCAGCCATGCGACCTACGTGCTTCGCTCGCATGCAGAGCTAGGGATAGATGTTCCAGAGGTTGTTGTTATTGGCAGGACTCGTGCAAGCATGGACGGCCAACTGCCAGCCGAGACAACCTACGCGGATTGGCTCAAAAAGCAATCCGCTGCCCGCCAGGATGAAGTGCTCGGGCCTACCCGGGCAAAGCTCATGCGAGACGGGAACCTGCCGCTGGAGCGGATGTACTCGCAGAACGGGCGCTACCTGACGCTGGATCAGCTGCGAGACCAGGACGCGGCGGCTTTCAAACGGGCAGGGTTGTAGGCAGAATGGCGGCATGACCGTCAATGAACTGATCGCATTGCTATCGAGGCTGAGCGCAGAAGAGCGCGAGCTGCATGTGTATGCGGGTTGCAATTCGCAGGGCGATCCGGAGCCGGTAAATAAGCCGCAGATTCAGGCTGACGAAACGCCTCAATACGATGGGCGTGGAGACCAGATGGCTGGCAAGTGGATCACGCTTTGATCCCTGACCTCCGCATAGTCCCTCCCGCTGAACCAGACGCCAAGCAGGCGGTGATCGAACGCGTCAAGCGCATGCCGCGCCCGCCAGGCACCATCCAGTGCCCCAAGTGCGGTAGCCGCTCCATCATGACGGTTGTCAACGGCTCATGGATTGACGGCCAGGGCAAGTACCACCGAGGCACGGTTTGCGATGACAGGGTGTGCTACGACTGCCATCGCAAAGGTATTTGGACACCGATGATGCCAAGCCCGCCGAAGCTGGCGAAGGAACCCAAGCCGAGGCGCACGAAGCCGAAGGCTGTGAAGTAACCGATTCAGGTCGCACGACCAACCCAACAACCCGCCCCGAGCAATCGCGGCGGGTTTTTCATTGCCTGAACCCGGATGGGGGAGGGCGCTTCGGGCCGGATGGCCTACCCGTACTGAGGGCGGATGCCCAAGGAAACAGCAACCATGCCATTCAAATTCGACGCCAACGGCGCCATCGTTCTGCAAGAAGTCAACGGCCAAAAGCTCCCCGTATTCGTGGGTGCTGATGGCAAGGAGGCTCCTTTCGACGGCGACGCCACCGTCTCCACCATATCCCGCCTGAACGGCGAGGCCATGGGCCATCGTCAACGTGCCGAGAAAGCTGAGGCTGCCGTCAAGGCATTCGAAGGCATCACGGATCCCGCTGCGGCGATCAAGGCCCTGAACACCGTCAAAAACCTGGACGACAAAAAGCTGGTTGACGCCGGAGAAGTCGAGCGGGTGAAGGACGAGGCCATCAAGTCCGTGAAGGCCCAGTACGAGCCCATCGTGCAGGAGCGTGACACGCTCAAGGCCGACCTTTTCAACGAGAAGATCGGTGGGGCGTTCGCACGGTCGAAGTTTATTGCCGACAAGGTGGCCATGCCGGCCGACTTTGTGCAGGCGGCCTTCGGCAAGCACTTCACGGTGGAGGGCGGCAAGATCGTCGCGAAGGATGCGAACGGACAGCAAATGTTCAGCCGCACTCGTCACGGTGAGCCTGCCGACTTCGAGGAATCGCTGGAAATTCTGGTGGACAGCCACCCGCAGAAGGCATCGATCCTCAAGGGGTCGGGGGCATCTGGTGGTGGCGCAGGAAGCAGCAATGGCGCTGGCGGGCAGAAAACCATGGCTCGCGCTCAGTTCGAAGCGCTCGACCCCGCCGCACGCGCTACGGCGATAAAGGCGGGAACGACCGTCACGGACTGAAAGCCACCTCTTCCAACTATGGGCCGCAATGAGCGGCCTTTTTCATTTCTGAAAGGCCAATCATGGCAAACACCCTGACCTCCCTCATCCCCACGCTCTACAACGCGCTGGACGTGGTTTCCCGCGAACTGGTGGGCTTCATCCCTGCCGTGACTTCCGACATGACCTACACCCGCGCCGCCGTGGGCCAGACGGTCATGTCGCCTGTCGTGCCCGCGGCGACTGCATCGGACATCACGCCTGCCGTGACGCCCCCGAATGACGGAGACCAGACCATTGGCAATGTGCCCATGACCATCACCAAGGCTCGCCGCGTGCCGGTGCGCTGGAATGGTGAGGAAAAGCTGGGCCTGGACAACAACGGCGCCAGCTACAACGCTATCCTGTCCAACCAATTCCAGCAGGGCATGCGGACGCTGGTCAACGAAGTGGAATCCGATCTGGCTTCGCTGCACATCAACGCCTCCCGCGCCTACGGCACGCCCGGCACTGCTCCGTTCGGCACTGCCGCCGACTTGAGCGATTCGGCCGGTGCGCTGCGCATCCTCGAAGAAAACGGGGCGCAGGGCCTGGACTTCCAGCTCGTGCTGGGCACCGCGGCTATGGCGAACCTGCGCGGTAAGCAGTCCGTGCTGTTCAAGGTGAACGAGTCCGGTCGCGAAGACATGCTGCGCAACGGCATTACCGACCGCCTGCAAAACCTCGCGCTGCGCCAGTCGGCCCAGGTCAAGAGCTTCACTGCTGGCACCGGTGCATCGGCCACCACGAACGCGGCGGGCTATGCCGTGGGCGCCACCACCATCACCCTGGCTTCGGCCGGTACGGGCACGATCCTGGCTGGCGACGTGATC